CGCGCCGCTGGCGGTGAGCAAGCTCGACTCCATCAAGCAGTTCGGCCCCGAGGAGAACCAGTTCTTCGACGGCACCGCCATCCAGGCGCGCTACCTCTACGACCTGTTCATGCCGACGAAGAGCTTCGTTTCCCTCGGCGCGATCGTTGAACCCGCGCAGGCCGCGGGAGGCAACTAAATGAGCGGCGTGACGCAGGAGCAGCGGGACGCTATTTTGACGAAGGCGGAGGCGCTCGCGGGCGAACCGCTCGGCGAGGCG